GCCGAAACCCGAGGGTTATGAGACTGCGGTGATTCTGCCTGATATGCAGATCGGTTATTACCGTGACTCTGAGGGTGTGTTGCAACCGACGCATGATGAGGAAGCGTTGGCTGTTGCCCTGTCTGTGACAGCATCCGCGAACCCGGATCATGTGGTCTTGGTTGGCGACAACCTTGATGCCCCCGAGTTCGGCAAATACCGCCTGTCCCCGGCGTATGCGTTGACGACACAGGCCAGCATTGATCGTGCTACGAAGTTGTGTTTCCAGTTACGAGCTGTAGCACCGAACGCGAAGATTAGTTGGATCGCAGGGAACCATGAGGAAAGAATCAGTAATGCGACGTTGGATAATCTCAAAGCGGCCTACGGCATTAAGCGAGGTATGGATCCGTCTTCTTACCCCGTTCTTTCTGTACCGTTCCTGCTACGAATGGACGAAACACAAATTGAATACAAGGCGGGGTATCCGGCTGGTGCGGTGTGGATCAACGAGCGGTTGCGGGTCATTCACGGTGACAAAGTACGGAGCGGAGGTTCAACGGCTCACGCCTACCTCAACACTTCAAAAACGTCAGTCATCTACGGACACATTCACCGCCGCGAATGGGCCGAACGGTCACGCGAAGATTTCGACGGACCCAAGACAATCCTGGCGGCGACACCTGGTTGCCTTGCGCGAGTTGATGGCGTTGTTCCGTCTACGAAAGGCGGCCTCGACGTGGACGGGCGACCGCTACCGGTAGTCGAAGACTGGCAACAGGGCTTGGCTGTGGTCACCTACAAGCCTGGTGATGGCGACTTCTGGTATGAGCAGGTGCCGATCCATTCAGGCCGTGCCTGGTGGCGGGGTAAACTGTTTTCGTGTCAGCCGAGTTCCTAGAATGTCCGAGATGCGGAGCAGAATATGACCCACGAGAACGACACCGATGCCGACGACGATCCGATGTGGAAAGACGGCGACGAAAAAATATGGGACAAGAATGACAGCACATGGCCGCTAGTTGTTGTCCAATGGCGTGACGCCCATCAAGGCGGCAACGACGGATCATGGACACAAGTAGACGGCTATGAACCCGAAATTGTGATGCCAATTACTGTCGGCTGGTTGTGGCCCCAAGCGAAAGCTGGGTACTGTACCATCGCTTCGACCGTAATGAATACCGCCGACGAACCCGAATGGGTGGGCGACGTGAACCATATTCCGTGGGAGAACGTGGTAACAATGTATTCGTTGGCGGTTCACCTGCCGGTGAACTGGCATCAAGAGGGCTTGCAATAACTGTGCAACACCCCTAACCTACGCTGTGGGGACAGCTACAAGAGAAAGAGAGAGACATGACAAACCTGATACCTAAACCTGCCGACCGTTTGGATTGGTTGCGACTTCGCCACCGCACCGACGCCGGCGAACTCGTAATCACCGCCTCGGATGCTGCTGCCGTCCACGGCGAACATCGCTACAAGACACGACACCAACTGTTCGTAGAGAAGTTGGCTGCCGACCCGGTTGTTACCGAAGAATCGCAAGCGATGGAACGCGGCAACCGACTGGAACCTGCTGTCCGAATGTGGGCCTCAGATCGGATCGGTGAACGGCTTGTGGAGCCACGCTACCTGTATCTGATCGAGGGTACGCCGGCGTTGATGGCAACATTGGATGCGGTAGACGAACATTCATATGAGAACCAGATTGTTCCGCCGCGCATGGTGGTCGAAATCAAAACAACCACCGACTATTGGACCGGCCATCTGCCCCGCCATTGGTATTGGCAAGGTGTTCACCAATCCATCTGCGCTCAGAACGACACGATCATTTGGGCGATCTTCGACGGAAACCAGCAGCTCCACATCCATGAGCAGCGGGTGTCTGATGAGGAACGCGCCGAACATTGGGGTGCCGTTACTGATTTCCGGTTCTGGTGGTCAATGGGTGAACCGAACCCGGAGTGGCCGTTGACGTATGACGAGGTGCTGACCGCCTATCCGAAAGCCGATGGTTCGGCTGTTGAGTTGGATGGTGAAGCGCACGTGATTGATCAACTGTTGGATGTTCAGTTTCAGATCAAAGAGTTGGAAGCGATTGAGTCTGAGTTGAAAGCTCGGGTGGGTGACTTGCTTGGTGCCGCCGAAGTCGGTACTGTCGGGGGGAAGCAGGTTGTGTCGTGGAAGAATCAGTCGCGGGAATCGTTGGATTCGAAGCGGTTGACTTCGGAGCATCCTGATTTGGTGAAGCAGTACACAAAGAGCAGCACGTTTCGTGTGTTGCGTGTGAAAGGAAACAAGTGATGAGTGAAGAACAGGAATGGGCAGACGCGCTCGCGCATTTCAGCAAAGAAGACACGGTTGTGGCCGTCATCAAACTGATCGGTTTGTTGCAGGATGCGCTTCTCTCCATGACCAACCTGATTGCGATGAACCGCAACGATTGGCACACCCTCCCGAAAGATGTGCGTATGAATCAGAAACAGATTCTTGATGTACTGGCACGAATCGCAACAATGGTCAACCCCGGTGAAACCTACAAAGCCGGATCAGGAAGATGGTGACAGAAATGGAGAACAACATGACGGCCCTCCGCAAGATTCTGACCGACTATGCGGTACCGGACCCGAAGATCGTATCGAAGCTGCCGAAAGGTGGCATCACCCTCGATTTTGTCGGCCATGCCGATATCACCCGCATCCTGATCGAGATTGACCCGTACTGGACAATCACACCGGTCGCGTTTGATGAAGCCGGATTGCCGGCCCGCACCAAGATCGGCAACATGATCCAGGCAGGGTTCTGGATGACCGTGTTGGAAACCACCCGCTATTGCGTCGGTTCGGTTGAGGAACGCAAACAGGACATTGGCAAAGAGTTGGTGTCTGATGCGATTCGTAACGGGGCGATGCGGTTCGGTGTTGCTTTGTCGTTGTGGACGAAAGCCGAATGGGAAGACCTCGGTGCTGTCTCATCGAAGCCGACAATCAAAGCGGTGACAGAAACACAGGTGGTTCGCGCACCGAAACCGATCACCCAAGACACAGTTCAGAAATTTATTGTCGCCTGCCAGGAAGCAAACCTTGACTACGATCAGGTGGCTGACCTCGCCGGCGTCAATCTGAAATCCGACAAGCTCACAACCGATGACCTCGCTAAACTGCGGGGATCATTCAGAACAATGAAAGAGAAAGGAAACAAGTAATGAACCAGATCACCGTCGTAGGAAACGTGGGCCGCGACCCGCAAGAATTGAAGTACACCAGCTCGGGGTTGGCGGTGTTGAACTTCTCATTGGCTGACACCACCGGCAAGAAAGGTGAGAACCAGCACACCAACTGGTATGACGTTGTTGTGTTCGGCGAAGATGCCGAAGCGGTCGTAGACAACATCAAGAAGGGTGACCGTCTGATTGTTGTCGGCAAAGTGAAGGTGTCCGAATATCAGAAGAAGGACGGCACCAAAGGGAAGCGTGTTGAAGTGATCGCTGACGGCATCGCCAAGTCGGTGTATCGAGGCAAGCGGCAGGCCACCGAGGAAACATTGGCGCAGGTCCGCGAAGCTTTTGACCTGGGTGATGAAGACGAATTCTGACCATCGGGTAGAATGGTTCTGTCCGATCTGTCGAACGACTCTGACCACACACGTCAAATTGTCTGACGTGCCGTGGCATACGTGTAAACCGAGGCGTTCGCAACGATTCCCGTTGGAGGAATATGAGCAAGGAACGTCAGAAAGGAACTCTCCACGAAACTAACGTGGTGAAGTTTCTTCGTGATCACGGCTTCCCGTATGCGGAACGTCGAGCTTTGAACGGTCAGTACGATAAAGGTGACATAACTGGTACTGGCCCGTTGGTATGGGAATGTAAGAACCATAAGACGCTTGCTTTGTCTGAGTGGATTCAAGAGACAGAGCAGGAGCGGGTGAACGCTGACGCCGAGTTTGGGGTGTTGGTTGTGAAGCGGCGTGGGGTGTTTGATGCCGGCCAGTCGTATGCGGTGATGCCGTTGGAGGCGATCGTTCGACTGTTGAAACAAGCTGGCTACTGAAAGGACTAAACATGAAGTGGATTTCCGGTATCATGGTGTTTGTTGGCGTGTCCTGTTCAGCAGCCTCTCAGCCTGTCGAACTGCCACCCATAGTGGTAGACACCGCACCCCTCGTCAGCGTGGCTCAAACAGCCCCACAAGGCCCAATCCGGCCCGACCAGGGGCAGATAATCCCCACCACCCCAACCACCGTGCCGGCCACCACCCTGCCCGACACACCCTGCGCCGAGTGGTACCCCCTATTCCTCGAAACCGGATGGGCTGTGGACAACTGGCCCCAAGCATCAATCATCCTGTACCGCGAATCCCGCTGCCAACCCCAGGCGTACAACAACCGGTCGCATGACATTGGGTTGTGGCAAATAAACGCACGGTCGTGGTGTCAGCCGAACAAATACAACGCGCACCCTGCCGGGTATCTCGGCAACCTCGGTTTGATCGCATCGTGCGACGACCTCTACGATCCGACAACAAATATGCGAGCAGCACTCGCCCTATATCAGTACTCTGAGAACCGCAACGGACCAGACATGGCATGGCATCCGTGGCGACTCACCAAATAGAAAGAGAGAACAACCGTGGGGAACTATCCGAGATTCTTCGGCAAAGACGCATCAAACAACCAGCCAACACTATTCGAACTTGTAGCTGAAACCGAACAAGTGATGGCCGACCTCGTACACGAACTCAACCAACTAGAAATCGATCTTCAATTCATGCGAATCATTGTCAAGGAATTCGGACATGGGTGAACTCATCTTCACATTCCTGCTCGCTGTCTACGGATCGCTTATCCTGTTCGCCTTCTACCACGCTTTCAAACGATGACCGACAACTGGCGCAACCAAGCAGCCTGCCGGGGCGCAGACATAAACCTATTCTTCTCCGAACGCGGCGACCACGGCACACTCAAAACAGCCACCGAAATCTGCAACGGCACCAACACCACACCACCCTGCCCCGTCAAACAACAATGCCTCGACTACGCAAACTCAATGGCAGACAGCTTCTACGGCGACAACCACGGCGTCTACGGCGGCCTCGTACCCAACCAACGCATCCAACTCCGCCGCAAACACGCCAGAATTGAACGCAACAACACCACGATTGAGCGCGATCCCGCCACGATTGGACGCAACACCAACCCGGCAAGGATTTCGAATCGGTCTACGCTGGTGCGGCAGGATTGTGCGCGACCCGCCGCTCGGCCACCTCTCGTCATCTGCTCGACGTGCGACGGTGCGCGATGGTTGGCACCCGATCGCGGGTATCTCATGGTCCGCTGCTCGTGCGGCGACGGATTGGTGCCGGGGACGGTTACAGCGGTTCGATGATGCCGGCCACGTCATTCGTGGCGAGAGCATGGTTCGCGGCGTCGGTCGATCCGAATCGGTAGGCACGTTCTCGTGGTCCCCAATCGGATCGCGGGTCGCCGGCGTTAGTGCGTAGCTGCCACGGATCACGCCACCATAGGGCGAATCGCGGGTGGCGGACTATGTACAGGGTTCGGACGGGCAAGAGAATAGGCCGGCCTCGCACAATGAGCGCGAGAACCGGCCTATTCGCCGCCCATAGGCGGATCGACACGGCTACCGGATACGTTCGGCGAGAACGAACCGACCCATAGGCATACTAGCGAAACATTCTTCGCACAATCCACCCTCTACGCCGCCGCCGGTAACGCCGCACGATTCACATCGATGTGCGTTGTCGTAATCTTGATCGGTTTCGTATTCGGTGCTCATGCGGGTTCACCCTTGATCGGTTCGGGACCGCGATAATCGTAGACGTCATGCCATTCGTAGCCGCAATCGCCGCATCGAACCGACTGCCACGCCTCGCCGCCACCATTACCGTCACCCTCGCATTGCCACGCCTCGCCGCCGACGTCCGCCGAGCCGCATTTCGGGCAAGTACCGAGAGCGTGAGCGGACAGCTTCTCGCCGGTATCGATTTCGTGGTATTCGTGAACGATAAACGTCTCTACTGATTTCAGTAGGCCGGCGCGACGTAGGGTATCCCGCCACCGGTACGCCGCCCATAGATCGGCCACGGAAACACCAACCCGGCGAACAATCGCCGACGCATCATCGCCGAACGAGCCGAGCTGATCCGCCGCGTCGAGAACGTCCTGCTCACGTGCCGATAGTTCGGCGGTTTCGGTATCAATCACAAACACGCCACCCGCACATTCTTCTACCGTGCCGGTGTCGAGGCTCACGAACACTAGGTTCGGGCCGGTTTCCGTGCTGCTCATTAGTTGCTATCCGTTCTCCCGTGCTTGTAGGGGACGGGAAACCCTCGTGCCGTGCTAGGAATCGAACCTAGTGAATCCGCCGAACCGGACACGGCCACCCGCCTACCGGCGTAGCGGCATGATCAACCCGGTAACGTCAACACCATCAACCGACGCGCCACGAATCACCGTAAGCTTCATGGCCGACGCGTTCACAAAACGAACGCCGATCGGGTCACGACCACGGTTTCCGACAATACCGCCCATCGAATCCAACAACCCAGACAGCAGCATCGGATTGTACGAAACCGTCTCACCCGCCGACGGCCACCCGTAAGTATCCTCTGCCGGGATAAGACGCCGATAATCCGCGAACGTCCCCGACAAAACCGGCAGCGGCAACGTCCCGCCATCACCACGCGTGAACATAGCCGACTCGTCACCCGCCGAATACATGAACATCAACCGACGAGAACCCTTGACGAACGCGGGCAACTTGCCCGCTGTCTTAGCGTGAACAATGATCGGATCGAACGCCGGTACGTCGGCCATCGGAACCGTAACGTGGATCAACCGGTACGAATCTGTCGCGGTGAGCTTGATCCCGTTCGGATCGGATTCGACCAGTACGCCGGCTAGGACGCCGCGAGCTTGATCTGTCGAGGCGATAGCCGCAACGTGTTTGACGATGTTCGCTAGTTGTTTCGGCGACAATACCGCCGAATAGTCATCAACCGTGAACCGTGCCACGGTTGTGGGCGAGATCACACCCGCCGCTGCTGTTTCCGTAGTCATTACTGTTTCCAATCTCCCGCTGTTGTGGGCCGCGGGTATCGCCTAGAACCGTGCCGGGAATCGAACCCGGACGAATCCCACCAGGGACACGGCCACCCGCCTAGTCGCCGGTGTAACACCACCGGTCGCCGTAATACGTGAACATCAGATCGTATTCCGATCGTTCGATTACGCCCGCCGACAACGCCGCCCGATACCATGACGCCGGCGCGGAATAGTTGTAGACGTCGGGAACATTCGCCCGCGCCCACTTACGGACCCGATCATCAATCCGACCCGGTACCGACGTCCGTTCGTAGCTAGCTCGCATCATTCACCCCCATTCGCACGTGATCCGCGGCGGCGAGAACCGCCGAACCGACCGAACCGATACCCGATCCACGCCGCCACGACAACCGCCGCAATAATCGCCGGCCACCATGTAGCACCCGAATCGGAACACATGAGCAGCGGATCACCCGGACACGGATAGCTCGCGCCGATCACGCCGTCACCCCAAACCGAAACAGAGCGCCGCACACATCGCACACATACAACCCGGCCCACGATCCGCCCGCTACCGGTTCAACGTGGCGCCCGGTGTCATCACAAGGATAGAACCCGTCCAGGTCAGGCCGGTTTCCGCACAAGCAAGCCAGGTCGTCGCCGTCAGGGAACACGGTCACCGTGGTATGTTCCGTGCTCATCGCGTCACCTCGTCCCCACAGTCGGGGCACTGCCCCAAGTAGACGAGAATGGTAGGTGACTCTTCCGTTGTGGTTTCCCACCGACCAGTCCCACCGCAACCGTTACAGGACTCCTCTTGATCGTCACACATCATCGCGTCACCCCGAACCGAAACAACGCGCGACACACCGCACACACATACAACCCCGCCCACAACCCGCCCACGACGGGCTCCACCTCACTTCCGTTGTCGTCACAAGGGTAGAACCCGTCAAGGTCGGGCCGGTTTCCGCACGAACAAACCAGGTCGACGCCGTCGGGAAACACGATTACGCCGCCGATCATGTTCTTGCCGTCCCGCGTTCAATCGACACCAACCGCGCCGCCTCGCGCCGGGTGTACCCGTAGAACGTGCGAGACGTCACATAGCTATCAGTCGGCCACCACGTCGCCACTAATCCACCCTCGCTATTCACACGCCACGAAACGCCGTTCGTGTGCCATTCACGCCGCGCCGCCATCATGCCACCCGCCCATCGGAACCCGGCACGAATACAGCCACGGCACCATCATTACAAACAGAAACAGCC